GATATAGTATATTTAGATGAATGTCATAATTTATTAGAAACACATTCTGAATTTTTATCTAACTTTAAAGGTAAAATCTTAGGTTTAACTGGAACACCACCTAAATACAATGATTCTGAAAAAGGAAAAATGGTAAATAAGTACTGTCCAATTAAATACACTTTTACCATTGATGAAGCAACTGACTCAAAAATACTAAATGATTATCAGATAATAGTACATGAATTAGAACTGTCAAAGTTGTTGACATTAAAGAAAAATAAAAAGAAAGGTGGTCATTGGTGGACTTCAGAGAAAAAAGATTATGATTATGTTACTGAACGTTGTGGTGAAGCAGAATCATTAAAAGCTAAACAACTTGCAGCAATCATGAGAATGAGAGCTTTAATGGAATACACAACTAAAGAAGAGTATGTAAAATCATTGCTACCTAATCTAGGTAGTAAGTGTATTATTTTTGCAAATACTCAAAAACAAGCAGATAAACTATCAAAATACAGTTACCATTCTGGAAACTCTAAAAATGAAGAAAACTTAGAGTTATTTTCAGATGGTAGAATTGATAACTTGTCTTGTGTATTACAATTAAGTGAAGGTGTTACTATACCTAATTTAAGACAAGGTATTATTATGCATGCATATGGTAATGAAAGAAAAAGTGCTCAAAGAATTGGAAGACTATTAAGGTTAAATCCAACAGAAAAAGCAACATGCCATATCTTATGTTATAAAAATACTCAAGATGAATTATGGGTACAAACAGCTTTAAAAGACTTTGATTCAAAGAAAATTAAATACTATAACCCTTTAAGTAAATGAAATGCTCAAATTGTGATGGAGAAGGTACATTAGAAGAAAGAAATTGTCATAACTATAGTAATGAATGTTGCGGTGGTTGTTATATAACAACAACTTGTGATAATTGCCAGGGAAGTGGTACTATTTTTTCAGAAGATGATGGAGATGATGATTATCTTTAAACTTAATAAATTTTAAATATTATGAAAGTAGTTTGTATAGATGATAAAAAACTTCCACAAGGAGCATCAGTTACAGAAGGTGCAGAGTATAAAGTTATTAAACAATATGTTAATGCTATGGAACAAAAAGTCTATATTATTGATGGTGTTGTTAATGAAGGCCGTACTCAGTTTGGTTTACATTGGATTGGCTATAGAGCTGAAAGATTTGCACCATTAGATAAAAAGGCTGTAGAAATTTATGATGAATATGAAATGTATGTTTAAAAAATAAAAAATATTATGGGAAGAATGAAAGAATTATATTGTCAGTTATTAGAGGCAAATGATGGACAAGTACCACATGAAGCTACCATAGCTGACCTAGAAAAAATGAATGATTTAAAAATTTATGAATGGAGAGAATATGAAAGATCTCAAAACAATCTTAAAAAACCAAAAAATGATGGAATAGAAAAAAATCAGACACTTGATTCTCATATTGAAGAATTAGCTAGACAATCTTGTGAAGAATTTAGTTACTTGGAAAATGCACGTTGCCCCAATTGTTTTAATACTACACTTCATGGAAATATAAAAGAAGCTGTATGTGAAGCATGTGCACAAGAGTTTATTTATGTTGGTCCATCTTTAAGATTTAAGTAATGGAAGAAACAATAATTATAGTATCAGACCCAGGAGATGAACAAGAGGGTTATTCATTAACAATGATATTGAAATGAAAGATAGTTTATTTATCCAATGCACTGTAAAAAATGGTGCATTGGATTTTCCAATCAAAGCTGTAGGTAATAAATATCAAAAATTTTTGAATGATTTACCTGAAGGAGCACAATTAGAAATATTTATTGGTGTAAGTGGTGACAAAGGAAGTAATCCTCAGTTAGCTAGACTGCATGCAATGATTAGAGAAATAGCTCAAGAAATAGGATATACATTTGAAGAAGCTAAACTGGTGGTAAAAAGAAAAGCAGGACTCTGCTTTACAAAAAATAAAGAAGAATACTGCAAGTCTTTTGGTCAGTGTGATAAAGATGAATTAAATTTAGCTATACAAGCATGTATAGAAATTGGAGACTTTAGTGGAATGCAACTAAGATAGTTAGTTTACAATTCTTATTTTATCTTGAATTTCTTTAAGTTTGTCAGTTACATCTTCATCTCTTTGCATCATTAAAGCAAGTTCTTTTAACTCTTCAACAGTAGCTGTAGTTTCTGTTTTTTTAGCTAGACCTTGTTCATTTGCAAGATATTTGAATAATTGTAAAAGTGAGAATAATGTATAGATATCAGATTCTTCTTTATTAAGACCTAAGTTGACTCTATCTTCTTCATTTTTATCAATGTTTTGTTCAAATTTCTTAAACATCTCAGGAAGTTTATCAGTACCAGCTGAAAAATTCATAAGCATGTCAGTTAAAATTCTTTGAAGCCCTGGTATGTAGGCTGTTGATACTTCTATGTTTTTAATGTTATCACTAAAATCATATGTATCAAAGGTTTGTAATTGATTTTCTTCACTCATATTAAAGGTATTTATTGACAAATATACAAATTAAAACAAATAAAATGGAATCTAATATAAATAAATTTAAAAATCAGATAAAAGCTGATTCAGAAACATCTGGATGGGATTTAGTATTTAATCCTTTTATAGATAATACAGGATTTGATACTGTATATAATTTTTTAGAAAAGTCTGTAAATAATGGCCTTAGATTTACCCCACCATTTAAAGATGTATTCAATGCATTCAAAGAATGTTCATATAATGATCTTAAAGTTGTTATAGTGGGTCAAGATCCATATCCTCAATTAGGATCAGCAGATGGTTTAGCATTCAGTTGCTCTAAAAAAGATAAAGCTGAAAAGTCTTTGCAATATATAAATAAAGCCATAGGAAGAGATCATACAGATTTAAGATGTTGGGCTAATCAAGGTGTATTGTTATTGAATACAGCATTAACTGTTGAGGTTAACAAAATAGGTTCACATTATCAGTTATGGAAAGTGTTTTCATATTATGTATTTAATACTATTAACAAACATAAAAAAGATACAATCTTCATATTGATGGGGAAAAAAGCTGAAGAATGGGAGATGATTATACCTGATTGTAAAGTACTTAAATGTTCACACCCAGCATCAGCTGCATATAAAGGTGGAGAATGGGACCATAATGATGTGTTTAATAAAGCAAATTTAGAATTAAAAAAACAAGATAAAAGTTTGATTATATGGTAAATTTTGTTTATTTTTGTTATTCACCTTTTTAATCATATATCTGATAATCAAACACTTATAATTAAAACCAAACAATATGTGGGAACTATTTCAGATAATGCTGAAAAACAATTTAACACCAAATCAAGTACTATTATTATTTGGAATAAAGGAAGGAGTATCTTTACCTCAAATTACAAATGATGATAAATTAGCACTAGAAAAATTAGGCTTTTTAATCTTGGATAATGATAAATATACAATGAGTGCTGAAGCTAAAAGCTTGATGGTACATTTAGATAATTATTTTACAAAAGCAAAAAAGAAAACTGATGCCCAATTAATGGGTAAAGATTTTGTAGATAAAATAAATACCTATAGAGAAGTGTTTCCTAATATAAAACTACCCAGTGGCAAACCAGCCAGGGTTAATGTAAAGATGCTATGTGAATCATTCAGATGGTTATTTGAAACATATGATTATACTTGGGAACAAGTTATAAAAGCTACTAAAATGTATGTAAATGAATATAGAGATGCACAATACATGTATATGCAAACTAGTCAATATTTTATATGCAAACAAGATAAGCACAGAGTAAAATCATCTACATTAGCAGATTACTGTGATATGATTAGAGATGGTATAGAAACAGAGTATAAACATTTTAAAGAAAATGTAATATGAAAAAACCAATAATTTTAATAGGAATAATCTATTTCAGTATTTTGACATTTTTATTAGTAAAACTATATTATGAATTATAAAAATCCAGTAATTGAAGAATTACAAGCATTTGGTGATGAAGTAATTAAAAAACATCCTCATTTTAAAGATGAAGTAGTTGAATTATTAGAACTATGCATTAGTGAAATTGAAGAAGGTTCTTCTTGTCAGCATGAAGTTAATTTATGTTGGAGTGATCTTGAAGATTTAATGAATACTAAAATTGAAATATGAGTAAACCAACAGAATCCTGGATAGGACAATATGCTGCCTTTAATGATGCATTGAAATATATGTACAAAAGACAAACCGGTGAGGAGAAGTCTATATATACACCATGGCCAAAATTTAATGAAGCTACAACTGATGGTTTAGAGTGGAATACATTAACTGTTATTGGTGGAAGACCTGGTTCAGGTAAAACATTAATCAAAGATCAAATTATTAGAGAATCTTTTGCATTAAATCCTAATGACTCATTTAGAGTATTAGAGTTTCAATATGAGATGGTTGGTAGAACCTCAGCAATTAGAGAATTTTCTTCAGTAACTGGCAAAACTTATAAACAGTTATGTAGTGCAGGAAGTTTAATTACTGCTGACACACTTAATACTTGTCATCAATATGCTAAAGAAAGAATAAAGCATCCTGTAGATATTATTAGTACTCCTATGACTGTAAATCAAATGCGTGAGCAAATTGATATGTACATGAATCAACACAAGGGAATAAAAACAATAATTACTTTGGATCACACTATGTTAGTTAAAAGAGCACCTTATCAAAACAATACATTAGATATGTTATTTGAATTGGGTGAGTTCTTTACACAATGTAAACGTGACTATCCTTGTTTATTTATTGCTTTATCTCAACTTAATAGGAATATTGATAATCCTGAAAGAGCAATAGATGGTAAGTATGGCAATTATATTCTTGAGTCAGACATATTTGGTTCAGATGCAATGTTACAACATGCTGATACTTTAATTGGTATCAACAGACCAGCAAAACAAAAGATTAGATTTTATGGTCCTGATAGATTTATCATTGAAGATGACAAAACCATAGTATTACATTTTCTTAAAGCAAGAAATGGTGATACTGGAATGAGTTTCTTTAAAGCTAAGTTTGCATCAATGCAAATTGAAGAGATGGAAACACCAGGACTTCAAGAAAAAAGATAACAGTAATATTATAAAATCATGATAAGTACTAAAAATTTAAATAAAACAAATAAAACAAATGAAATGGCAATAACACCAGAAGAACGTAAGACCAAGGTTAACGCCTTAAGAGAAGAGCATGAAGATTACTTCCAAACTAATGGACTAATCAATGCATTATACATACCTAAGATGGCATACAGGCCAACTGGAAAAGATGAACTATATGTTAGTTTCTTCCCAAGTGAATTTGAAAAGAATGAAGATATCTATACTGAATTTGTAAGTATAGGTTATGATACAGAAGATCCAAAAAGAACTCTATATCTTCATAAACACAATCCTCATTGGAAAGAAGAGTATGAATTAATTGAATCAAGCACTGGATTTATCAGACACATAATCCCAGTTAATGAATTAAAGATTATAAATGATGTAACAAGTAGGGGTAAATTAATCCATGACTTTGCAAATCCAGATATACCAGATCCAGATGACAAAGAAACACCAGGTTTAGTTGATGCTTTAGTTGAAATCAACAAAACACTTAAGACAATTCAATTAACATTAAACAGTATCCTTAATAAAAATTATAAATAAATATGGCACAAAGTGTATTAATCATTGCTGACTCAGGTACAGGCAAATCAACAGCAATCAGACATCTAAATCCTGATGAAACTTTTGTAATTAACATTGCAAACAAACCACTACCTTTTAAAGGTTGGAAAGGAATGTATGCATCAATTTCAAAAGATAATCCAAAAGGTAATTTAGCATCATCATCTTCTGCAGCAGGAGTTATTAAAGCAATTATGCATGTTAATGAAAAAATGCCACACATCAAGACTTTGGTTGTAGATGACTGGCAGTATATGAGTTCTTTTGAATATTTTGATAGAGCAAATGAAAAGGGTTATGAGAAATTTACTCAAATTGCAGCAAACTTAGCTCAAGTAGCTAAACTACCTAAAGATTTGAGAGATGATCTTACTGTATTCTTTTTGACTCATTCAGAAGATTCAACTGATATTAATGGGAATAGAAAAATCAAGGCAAAAACAATTGGTAAAATGATTGATAATGCATTGACATTGGAAGGCCTATTTTCAATTGTTTTATTTGGTAAAGTTAGTAAAAATGATGATGGTGAACTCACCTATGGTTTTGAAACACAAAACAGTGGAGAGAACACATGTAAATCACCCCAAGGAATGTTTGAGGAAAACTTCATCCCAAACAACCTGCAGTTTGTAAAGGATTGCATTAAGAAATATGAAGAATAATAAACAAAAATTAATTAATTAAAAGAAAAAATTATGTTAAGTACTAAAGACATGTCAGCCGCTTCAGGCAAAGAAAAACCAGTAATTGGAACAGGAAATCACAAAGTAAAAATTAATTCAATCAGTTTTGATAAAACTCCTTATGATGCTAATGCATACAACATTATGTTGCATATAGAATCAGAGCCAGTAACAGGAGATTTTCAAGGATTTTTGAAGGATATGAACAAATCTGATGGTGCACGTTATGAAGGACAAGTAGGAAGAGTAAGATATTCACCGTATCCATACAAAGACACTACATTACCAAGTGGAAAAGAAATCAGTAGAGATACTGAAGTTATGAAAGCAATGATATTTTTAGCTGAAGCTTTAGATAAAAGAGCTGGATTAGATGCTATTCAAGCTAGCACAATTGAAGATTGGATGTTAAAATGTGATAAATTGTTATCAGGTCCAACATATGTAAACATGTGTCTTGGTGCACGTGAGTGGGAAAATACTGAAGGTTATATAAACAATGATCTTTATTTACCTAAAATCAGTAAAGAAGGTGTACCAGTAGAGGCATTGAATGTTGAAAAATCAAAATTATTGATTTTTGATAGCAATAATCCTAATCACCTAAGAAAAATAGAGAAGAAAAATTCACCTACAACAAATCAGTTTGAACCTAGTTCATCTGCTTCTGGTGAGGATTTTGATTTATAATAACTAACTAAAATGGGACTGGCTGAAATATGTCAGTCCCATTTTTTTTTATATTCTTAATATGTTTAACACAAAAAATTTAGTATTAGAAGAAACAGATATTCCAAGCTATTGGGTATTTCAATATTATTTAAATTTATCAGAACCCTTAACAGGTCAGGATGTAAAGATTAAATCAATCTTTAATCCTAATGATAAAACTCCAAGCTTTTGTATATATGTAGATAAATCTATGAATGTATATAAATTCAAGGACTTTTCAACTGGTAAAAATGGTAACAAAATAGACTTAGTTAAACTCATGTTTGATTTAGAATATAGAGATGCTGTTAGAAAAATAGTAGAGGATTACAACTCTTATGTTAAAACAACTGATTTTGAGCAAGTATCTTTTAAAGTTCATGCAAAATGGGAAATTGATTTTGTTAACACAAGACAATGGACTGAAAATGATGGTAGATATTGGTTAAACTTTAGGATAGGTTCTAACCTACTAAAAGAATATAATGTAAAACCAATTGAGTATTACAATTTAATTAAACAAGAAGAAGATGAAGTAAAGAAATTAAAGATTGAAGGACATTCTATTTATGGATATTTTGATAAAAGTGGTGAGTTGTATAAAATATATCAACCATCAAGTAAACACAAATTT